ATTCGATGAATTAAATAATACCTGTATTATTGCCACAAACGATTATGTTAATATTAATAACACTTATTCCGATGTGTTAGATATTATAGATTTAAATTATGATTTTTTTATCAAAAAATATAATGGGATACCCCCTATTACTTTAAACCAACAATATTTAAATGTATATTTTAATGATATCAATTATATATTTAATGAAAACCCATCCTATAACGATTTAAATATCAATGGGGTGTGTCATATGGCTGAAAAAAATATAATTAGTAGTTTCATAAAAAATAAAACTTTAATATAATGAGTACACTTTGGACATTTGGGGATTCAATGACGTTTGGACACGGATGCAATGAAGAGTGCCATTCCAACATTAAAGACGAATATTTATTATACAAAAAGGAAGGCGATACTATTTGGCCAAATTATTTAGGAAAATTATTGAATTACAAAGTTAATAATTTAGGAAAAAACGGATGTTCAAACGATTATATATTTGGTATGTTAATTGATAATTTTAATAACATTAATGAAAATGATGTTGTAATAATTAATATGACATTACATGGTAGAATCGATATACCATATAAGGATAAGTTATACCGAAGTCCTGCAAGTTACGAATTAGTAAATTTAAAAAAAGGCCAAACCTACGATGATATAAAATCAATGTGGATAGGTGGTGAATTTGATGATATGGATTCTGAAATGGTTGAAACTATTATTAATTTTCAATATTATTTTTCAGACAACCCATACTATAAAGAACAAAATATTAAAAGATTTGAATTTTTAAAAGAAAGAATAATTAAAGAAAAGAAAGTAAAATTTTGTTTTCTATGGGGGTTGGAGGAGAGTGATAAAATTTTATTAACGTTTGAAAATATTTTTAAACACACTAAGGGCAATATAAGAGATACTCATTTCTCATGGAATGGCCATAGAGAATTTTCATATTTTTTACATGCTTTAATTGATAAATCAAAACTTATTTAATATATTAAAAACCGATATTAAACCAAAAAATACCTTAATATAAATTTGGTAATATCAAATATTTGTCGTATATTAGGGTATTATAAACAATTAAACTCTAAATTATGAAACTAAAAACAGAACAAGAATTACAAGCAAACTACGATAGATTTATCGGAATTATTAAAAAATACTTTACAGGTGAAAGATTGGAGAAATTACTGCATATGTATTCCGAAGAAGAATTGGGTAGTAATTTAGCAGTATCACCGGCATCTGGCTCAAAACACTATCATAACGCATATATAGGTGGATATATAGACCACATCTTTAATGTATGTAAGAACGCTCTTAAAATGAGAGACCTGTTCGTAATGCAAGGTGGAGAGATTGATTTTACCGAAGAAGAATTGATATTTAGTTGTCTACATCACGATTTAGGAAAGTTAGGTGTTAAAGGTGAACTACATTATTTACCAAATCAGGAAGAATGGTCTCAAAAGAAATACGGAACCCTATTTGTTCGTAATGAGAATATTCCATATATGACCTTAACCGATAGAACTTTTTTTACCCTGAACCACTATGGTATTCAGTATAATGAGAAAGAGTATTTTGCAATCAAACTTACTGATGGTATGTATGATGAAGATAATCAAAAGTATTTAGCAGGTCACGACTTAAAGAAACAATTAGTTTATAAGTTACAATTTATTATGCATTGGGCAGACCATATGTCGACAATTATTGAAAGACAAGATAACTTACTTTAATGACACAATTTCCGATTTGTAATAAAGTTAGGGTAGTTTTGTCATAACTTTGTAACAAAATAAGGGATGGTATAGTATTTGAACTATATACAATATTATTAACAAAAAAACATTTATATTATGATGATTAATGAATTTGACAGATTATTAAACGATTGGTTTGCAGAGGATGCATACCAAAACTGGACATCGGCTAGAAAAACAACAACCTATGTACCAAACAAATTTGCAGTAGATATTAAAGATGAATCTGCAACCCTTGCTTTATCGGTATTAGGGCACAACCCAAACGATATTGAAATTAATTGCTTTGAGGACAAAATCGAAATCAAAGCCAAAAAGACAAAAGAGGATATAGAACATCCTTTTAATCAATTGGTTTCAGACATTGAAGAAAGAATCCAAATAGGTAAAAACTTTGATGGTAGAAACGCGAAAGCTGAAATTAAAAATGGGATTCTCTTAATTACTCTTGAAAGAAAGGAAGAGTCTAAACCAAAAAAATTAACCTTAAAAGTTGGTTAATTCAGTTATTTTTCGTATATTAGAAAGGTAGGAGATTAAACACTTCTACCTTTTTTATTATAAACAAATATTTATTACTATGATATACAACGAAAAAATACAAATGTTATTAGAATCTTTAGACGGAAAGTTGAGGATTTTACAAAATGTTATTAACGGAGCTCAACAAATTACACCTTCTCAAGCAATTGAAGTTTTAGAAGATTCAAGGAAGATTGTAGAAAGAGTTACAGAATTAACACGAATTAATAGATAATATGAATTGGCTTAAATGGTTAGTCGGATTTTCTGCACTAATTATCGCCGGATGTGCAGCGTTTTTCTCCGTAACAGGATTGGGTGTACTCTTTAGTGGAGCATCAACTGCAGTAATGATAATGGCAGGCTCATTAGAGTTTGCTAAATTAGTAGCAGCAACTTACCTAAAACAAAAATGGGATGACATTAGGGGTTTTAATAAGTGGTATTTAGTGACTGCAGTCGGAGTTATTATGCTTATTACATCTGCCGGCATTTTTGGTTATCTATCTAATGCATTCCAACAACAAAATCTAAAGTTAGGTCAAATTGAAAGAGAGATTTCTGTATTTCAAACTCAAATTACAACAAACGAAAGTGAAATTAATCGTTTTACCGCTCAAATAACCAATTTACAACAAATTCGTAACTCACAGGAAGCAAATATATCAAAAATAATTGAAAGGAATGGTTCAACATCTCGTTTAAGTACTATGGTTCGCAATGCTGATAAGGAAATTAGTGCTATATCAGTAAAAATTAACACTCTAACAGAAAAAAACAACAAAAATTACGAAGAAATCAATAAAATCAAAAATAACAACATAGAAACTGAAAGAGAAGTGGGTGGATTTCGTTTTATTGCTGAAGCATTTAATATAGAATTGAAAAATGTAGTAAAATTCTTTATATTTTTGATTGTATTGGTGTTTGACCCTCTTGCAATCGCTCTAATTATCGCATTTAACGGATTAATTGGTAAAAAAAAGGAAAATACACCGAATTATAACGATTTGGATGATTTAATGGAAAAAAATTACCAAATGTATGAGTATAATGGAAAATATTCACCAAAAGAGCGCATTTTTAGTGATATAGTGGAAAAAAATCCCATATTAGCATCCAAAACCGATGCAGATGTGTTTATTGAGGCTATAGATAACCCACCAGCCCCAAGTGAGGAGCTTATAAAGGCAGCTGAGAAGTATAAAGAGCAATTACTTCAACAAGAAGACATAAAAAAAAAAGAAATTGATTCCGCTACAACAAATGTGGAAGAATCTGAAGTAACACTAACTGATGAAGAAAAGAAAGCATTGGAGCCTGAAATTAGCGATGAGATACTAATGAATCTACAAACTGATTACTCAAAGAGAGCAATTGATTATGATAATGATGGTACTATTGATGGATATGATACAAATGGTGATGGTATAATAGATATAGTAAGAGCTGAGCACCCAAGCAGAGCATCTGCAATAAAAAATATGTTACCTTACTACGCTAAACAATCTTTTAATTGGGATGACCGTAAAAATTGGATAAATGACCAAAATGCTGTTAATTATTGGATTAAAAATATTAAGCCTTCACAATACCCAACTGATTTTTCAAGTAAATCATATTAATATTTGGTAAAGTGAAATAATTTTCGTATATTTGTATAACAACAAATTGTAGAAAATGATGAATTTAGGATACGCTTGTATTAATATGAGTATGGGTAAGAAAGTAGGTACTAACCGAACTATGGTTAAGAAAACCTTCCAAGCAAAAG